TTGAGGATTATTCGCATATTGATTAGCCACATCCAAACTAGGAAATCTACTGGGCCAAACAGCCATAAGTCTACTAGCTGAGTAATTAAGTCCTTCTTCGAGCTTTGTAAAGTTTGCGGATTCATGTTGGCACTGTCCTATAAAACAAGCCTGTCTTTGGGTAGTAGAAATATTGTATTTGATAAATGTGTCCATCAACGGCTTATACCATTTTTCATCAATACCTAACGCTATTAACTGTTCTGGACTCATTTTGTTGGTGTAGATTGATGCAACAATTGGTCTTTAGCTTGGCTTCCAGCAGATGAACCAAAATAAAAAGAAATTACTCCAATCCAAGCGGAAGATAATGATCCTAACATAATCATTAGCTCATCAGACTTAGTGGCATAACCCATCATTAAAGCAGCCAAAATACCAAAGAATCCAGCCGTTACTAACATGGCTAATAAAGGCGGAACAATAGACTTAGTCTGAGATTGCATATCTCGTGCAGAAGCACGGTCTTGGACAGCTAACTGTTCAAAATTTAATCCTAACTCTTGAGCTGATTTTTGTAGTTCAATCTCAGCTTGTTTAATAGATGCTATCTGGTCAGAGTTTAATTTGCCACTATCTATAGTGTCTTGTACTTGAGACTCATCTATTCCCAAGGCTTTAGATACCGCTGTAACAGCCAAGCCAGCAAGAGGACCACCAAGGCAAGTAGCAATAGTAGGTGCAATTTGTTTAAGCCATTCCATAACATTATCCTTTAATACCCCAAGTTAAATACCAAGCAATTAATGCAGCTAATGCAAAACAATAAAACTGAACTTTACGCACTTCTTTCAAATCATGTTGGAAATCTTCATTGTCTTTTCTCTGAAGGTTTTCAATATCCAACTTGATTTTTAATACTGCTTCCCATTCTTTTGCACCGTACTTCTTTACAAAATCAATTTTTAATTTAGCCTCCTCATCGGAGATTTGTTTCTTATGCTTCCAATCTTCTAATGCCTTTATTAGCGCATTTTGCTTCTTTAACTCTGCTTCCCGTCTTGCCCTAATTCGCTCTTGAGCTTTTTGCTGGGCTACTGCTAAACCATCTTGTTGAATACCTTCTACGCTTTTGGACAGGTTTTTACTAGCCTCCCGACTCGCATCTAGGCTTCCGCTAAGAGTCTTTACTCCTTCGGATAATCCAAACGGGTCTGCCATAATTCACTTTTAATACTTTCCTTCAGCAAATACATTTACAAATACTGTGCCATCTTCTAATGCTTCAATTTCATGCCATTCGCCAGCAGGAAGATTTAAAGGTTGGCTATCTTTATTTATTGTGTAACTCCGACCTTCAAGACTTACTAAACAAGAACCAGCATTACACATAGTTGCATGGGAATAATTGTGTTGATGTTGCAATAATCCTTGACCTTTATCGACATGGTACACATTAATCTGCGCTCCATCATAAGTAAAACTATGTCTAGGGGCAATATTTTGTAATTCAGTCATTATGCTGTTTTAGTGCCATTTGTTGTTGGTTGAGATTGAATTGGTGGTACATAAGGTGTCCATTCATTCCAAACAGTTACACAACTATTTGCCCAATCAGGTAAAACTGTAATAGGTTCATTTGCTGGTTTTGTGCCATCAGGATTATCTTTAAATTCAATCCAACCAGCAGTTTCATTCCATTGCAAAGCATGAACATTAGTTGGAATACCACACTTACTTAAATCTAAAGGTAGTGGGGCATAAGCCTTCATTACACTATCTACATAAACTGCGTTGTCATCTACGATAATAGTTAATTTCATTCTTTATTCTCCAAAATAAAAGGTTGGATATTTTGTGGGATTTGAGCGGCAGCAATTAATACTTTTTGACTTGTTTCATTTGCTTTAACCATTTCATTTCTAAATGATTCGATAGCTGCACCAGTTGAATGTTGTTGCCTTGCATTTTCAATTAGCATCATTGGCATCATAGACATAGCACATCCCCAGTCTTTTAATGCTTCACCAGTATTAGGATGTGTTCCATGAATTTCAATAAACCAAGCACAATCTAATTGTTTACAAGGCTCAAACTTATTCAATGGGCAATTATTTTTAGGTTCAATTTTCATTAGTTTTTACTACAAATAATAATGTTTGCATATTGTACATTTAAAGTAACTGCAGTAGAAGAACCTGTTGCAGAACCTGAAATAGAGTGAGTATGTGAACCGCCACCACCTGTACTACCAGTAGAAAAAGTTCCAGCAGGACCGCATGTTAGGTTTCCAGCACCATATCCCCCAGTACCACCAGCATAATAAAGAGCTGTAGAATGACTATGACTAGGAATCTGTGTAGTAGATAGCGTAGTTGCTCCAGCACTCAAACCTGATACGTTAACCGAAATAGTTGGTGTTTGGTTTGCAAATACTGTACTAAATGCAGTTGTACCACCTGTTGTACCACCAGTACCAGATACAAGTCTTAAAGAATAATCGTTTAATGAAGTTACTTGTGTCCAACCAGTAGGTGCAGAAGATTGATAAAAAAGGACTACTGAGCCTGAAGGAATACTAGCTGTAGCTGCGGTAGATTGCGTGGTCGAATCACTAAAGGTTATAACTGAACCTGATGTTGTAATTGTCATGTATTGCTCCTATTAAGGGGTAGTACCCGCTGCAACAGTAAGCAGCGATTTAAAGTTTCCAGATGAATCCATGCTAGCTACGTTAGTGCCATTGTAGCTAAAGTAGAGTTTTGTTCCGCTAGGGGTTACAGCCCAGCCACCAGTATTGGCAATAGCATTTGAAGCCCCAGTAGTATTACCTGTACCGCCTTGACCGACTGCTAATGGGTTTGCTAGGGTTACAACTTGGGAAGCGCTAATAGAGATAGCATTTGCACCGCTAGTCTGAAGAACCATTGCTCCAGAAGTATCAGTTGTTATTGCAAGGGAGGTACCTGTAGTTGTACCAGCATTAAGTATAGTTGCCATATTAGGTTCCCGATGTAGAAGCTAGCAGATAGTAAACCGTTCCACCAATATTGATAGCTACTTTGTTAGTTACAGTATTTGTAGACGATGCAGTAACCCCAGTAGAAGCCAAAGCATTACCAGAAACCGCAGGAAAAGTAATAGTTGTAGTACCTGCCGCAGCTGGAGCAGCCAAAGCTAAAGTTCCACTTGTATCACCCGAAATTGTAAATTGACCCATGATTTATCCTTAAGTCTTGATAATAAAGTTAATACCGAGGTATGGAGGTAAGTTAGCGTTTGTTGCAGAAGTACCTTCAGTAGAGTTAGCTACAGATATCCCAGTAAATGAATCAGTTGTTGCGGTAGATTGACTTACGCCTGATACATAACCACCTGAACCAGTTGAGCCATTATAGTAATTGTAAACAGAACCTAAATGGTGGTGCCCAGGGTCTGTAACGGTTGCTGTATGGGTATGGCTTACTACTACCGCATCTGCACTACCACCTGTTGCGCCTATAGTTGTTCCATAAGGCATACGGTTTGTGTAGTTGGGCAAATTAAATGTAGTTGAGCCATCACCTGTACCAAATGTTGTGCCAAACAAAGCAAACAAAGCAGCATAAGTTGTACGAGAGACAGCTGTACCATCACAAAGCAAATAGCCAGTTGGTGCGGTAGATGTAGGCCACATCAAAATAGAACCACTAACAGCTGCACTTGATAAAGCTGTAGTTACAAAAGCAGTAGTTGCTACTTTAGTAGTATTGTCACCAGCAGTTGGGGTTGGAGCTGTTGGGCTAACAGCAAAAGAAGCATTATTAGAAACAGATAAAGTAGATGCAGTAAGTGTGCCAACTTCAGTTTCATTACCTGTAACAGTTAGATTACCGTTAACTGTAAAATTTCCAGAGGAACCTGTTTGAGCTGAATATGTATTTGTGCCATCTGTATATACTTGGGCGGTTGTACCATTAGGAATGGATATTAAAGACCCGCCAGAAGTACCTATTGTGATGGCATAACCGCCAGTAGTATTGTTTGAAACTACATAAAATTTAGTTTGATTGGGCGGAATAATGATTTGATATACACCATTATTAGTGCCTTGAATTTGAAGCACCATATTGCGAGCTTCATCTAAAATACCGTTTAGATTGGTTAATGTATAGTTAGCATTTGCCATAGTGATGGTTTGCACACCAGCCACAGCTTGTTCAATCAAAGTCCAATTAGTATCAGTTGAGCTGCCCCAAATACCAGACTGTTCACCGTTGGCAATCTGTTGAATTTTTAAGTTAGTTGTATACGAAGATGCCATAACTATCCTTGATTATTGTTAATTGGAGTCCAACCTGGGTTCTGAACATCACTAATAGTTGTCCAGCTACCGCCTCCAACATTGTTAATATTAGCCCAATTTGTGGATCCATTGTCGTTAATTTTAATCCAGCCACGGGCAATAAGCGAATCTAAAAGATAAACATTTTCTGTAATAGATTCTAAGAAAGCTGCTTGTACAGAAGCAGAATCCCCAGAATTTAAGTTTTCTGTAATTGAACTAGCAAACTGAGCAGTAATCGACTCGGTTTCAGCAGACGTTAAATTTTCTGTAATAGATAAAAAGAATATAGAAATAATCGTAGCCACATCTGCTGGCTTAACATTTTCAGATATAGACGCTGCAAACTGCGCAGCCACCGCAATAATATCTGCACTAGTAATGTTTTCAGTGATGCTAGAGGCAAACTGGGCTTTTATAGATTCAGATTCAGCTGACGTAATAGGTTCAGTTATGGTTTGACCAAAAACCCAAGTATTAGTATTGGAGTCTTGCACTGAAGTTATTGGTTCTGAACGGCTTTCCAAAGCAGCAAAATATTGGGCACTAGAATCGGCTAAGTTTGCATTTTCTGTTTGCGCTGCAACAAATTGAGCAGTTATAGTAGATGTATCTGCAGGATTGAAATTTTCCGACAGGCTTTGTAAAAACGCTGATGTTTGGTTACTTGAATCACCAGACGTAATGTTTTCTGTTAAACCAAATACAAATATGCCAGCTTCTGAGTTGTTATCCGTCATTGTGACGGGGTCAGTAAAACTTTCTAAAAATGCCCAAGTATTAGTGTTTGAATCCGCTGAGTTTATGTTTTCAGCTATTGTTGCGGTAAAGGCTGTCCCTGCCAGTGAAGCAAACGGTGCTTGAGCAAAGGACGAAATACCAAACATTATTTAAGTTGGTCTTCTGTGGGTCTAGCTAGCGTTGGATGTTCCCACTTAGCGATATAGTCACCCTTACCATCAGAATCGTTTTGAAGAAGGATAAATTGCTTAAATTCCCGATAATCTAAATCAGGATAAATAGACATAATTTTTTCGTATAAAGTCATATTAGCTCCTTAACCAGCAACCACTCCAAAATGTATTGGCTGCTCCATATTGGATATTGTCAGTACCAACGTGCCAGTATGAGTAAATTTCTACATAGTCTGTTGAACCATTCATATACATAATATGAGAAATAGGCAAAGACGGATAAAAAATATTAGAAGTTGCACCTAAATTATTGTTTTTATAAATACTGCCGTTTTTATAAATAGCAACTTGGATTTCATCTGTTGCGCCACCCATAGCAACAGTAGCAGTAAACATATAGTATCCAGCAACAGTCGGAGTAAAGCGTTTGTTTGTTGTACTAAAGTTACTGTTTGTATCATATTCAACTGTATCAAAAGGCACTTTAGTATATGTTCCACCTGATGTCCCATAGTTTGATCCACCGTTTTGCATATAAACTGCAAATGCTGGGCCAGATGTTGCTGGAGCACTATTTGTAACCGTAACTGCACCAGTAGAACCTGATACAGAAATACCAGTACCAGCAACAATAGAAGTTACACCAGAATTAGTTACGGTTTGGTTTGGAAAAGTACCAGAAACAGTAATACCAGTACCTGCTACAGTAGCAGCAGATGTTGACCCAGTACCCCCACCAGCAATTTGTAATACGCCAGAAGAGTTTATCTGTGAGCTTTCAATAGCTACGTTATTAGCTTGTGTCATTTATCTAACCTTGCCTTTAATTCTTTAATTTCAGCACGTAATTCCTGAACTACTTTTGCTAATTCAATAGCTGCCACTAATGCAGCGTTTCCATACGCAACGGATAACATACCTTGATCATCAGCTGGGACAGATTCTGGCAATACTTCAAATAAAGATTGAGCAGAAACACCTACTTCACGCCATTCATTACCAATACGGTTATAAGAACCATGTTTAACTTCAGCCAAATCATTAAGAAATGTATCGGGCAAATCACGCCAATTTTCTTTTAAACGCTCATCAGAAGATGAAACCATAGATACTGCAGTTAAAGCACCTGTATTAGCGTTATAAGAAACTGCGTTAGTGTTTGAAATAGAAGCTGTAGTTAATGAACCAGATGTTGATGTAGTGCCAACAACATAGTAAGTACCAGAAGTTGTAGTGCCTGTAATAGTTGCGCCAGCAGCAGCTGCCCAAGCTGGAACACCACCAGATACAGTTAATACTTGACCAGTAGAACCAATTGCTAAACGAGAAGCGGTATTAGTTCCAGATTCATAAATAATATCCCCAGTGGTAGTCATTGGGTTTAAAGAGTTAAATGCCGCTGCTGCCGTTGTTTGTCCAGTACCGCCATTAGCAATTGCCAAAGTACCAGCAACAGTAACCGCACCAGTAGAAGCAGTAGAAGGTGTAAGTCCTGTAGATCCAAATGAAATACTGTTAACTGCAGTGGATGTAGCTAAAGACGAAAAGTATTGGATTTGTATTAAATCACCAGTAATTGCGCCAGTTGCCAAAACGACAGAAGTACCATTTGTGGCTGTATAGTCAGCCTGACCCAACTTAATACCGTTGCGATAAACGCCTTGTAAAAGCGCTGGAGTATAGGTTACGCTAAATGTTGTCTGACCAGATGTTGCAGTAAAGTCGGTTGTAGTTAATGTTGTAGAACCGCCAGCAGCTTGCCAAGAAGCAGTTGTACCATTAGAGGTTAAAACGTATGAGTTAGTACCAATACCAAGGCGGGTAGCACTGTTTGTGCCATTACCAATAATTAAATCACCAGTGGTAGTAATTGGGCTTAGCGCATTAAATGCGGCAGATGCTGTAGTCTGTCCTGTACCACCGTTAGTAATACCAACTGTGCCAGATAAAGCAGAAGTAGGGATAGTAGTAGCTGCAGTCATTGCTGACGTGCCATTACCATAAACGTATCCAGTTAAAGTCGTAGCTCCAGTACCACCGTTTGCTGCACCTAAAGTACCTGCTAAAGTTACTGCGCCTGTCGTGGAGCTAGATGGGGTTAAGCCAGATAAACTAGTTTGGAATGATGTAACTGCAGCAGTTGTAGGAACAGAACCCCACGAAGGAGCACTTCCAGTTGTAGCAATAAGAACCTGTCCAGTTGTACCAGCAGAAGTTGCACTTACTGCTCCAGTGCCAGCACCGTAAAGAACACCATTTGAAGTAAGTGTTGTAGCGCCAGTACCGCCAGCAGCAACAGGTAAAGTACCAGCAGCTAAAGCAGAAGATGATGTAGAGTAAAGAGCGTTGTTAGCCGCAGTAAAAGTAGTTAAACCTGTACCACCATATCCAGAAGCAATTGTGGTTCCATTCCAAACAGCGTTAGAAATTGTGGCGTTACCAAAAGATGCAGAGGTTATATTAAAGTCATAAGAAGCTGGTACAAATGCATACTGCCCCCAAGAGCCAGCTACAGTTCCATTTGACTCAAGATAAATATAATCAAGAGCGCCAGCAGTAATGGTGTCAATCGCCCCGCCAGTACTATCTTGAATAGTTAATGTACCAGTAGAATCGTTGTCAAAAATATATGTTGCACCGTTTGGTAATGTAGTAGCGTCAGGTAATTTAAATGTTTGTCCACCTGTACCAGCAACTAATTTCTGATAGAACGTAGAAGCTGCCGTCATTGTGGTTGTACCACCAGCTGCTGTAACTAATGTGTAACCATTAAAAGTATTGTTAGTTGTTATATTGGAGTTAGAGTCACGTAAGACAACACTATTAGCACCGCTAGAAGTAGTAACGCCAGTACCACCATAAGCCACTGGAATTGTTGTTCCATTCCAAACCGCTGAAGTAATCGTCCCAAGAGCGCTAACATTACCAGATGCATCTAAGTTCACCGATTTTTCAGATGGGTATGTAACAAATACAGTAACCGTACCGCTAAATGTAACTGCAGACCCAGAGTTGCTAGAAGCTAAAATTGTTGTGCGAGTAAGCGTACCGCCAGTAGCGTATGTACCAATACCTACTTCCCAGTTACCAGAAGTATCTGTAGCACCATAAAAAGTAGTGTTGCCGTTGCCGACAACAGAAAAAGACTGATAGCCAGTAACACTGCCGCTTAGTGAAAAGCTTACAGTTGTATTAGCAGTACCAGTCTGTTGGACTCGGTCATAAACTACAAGAGCCATTTAAGACTCCTTAGCTAGTAGCAGTTGTCGAATATGTAACGCTTACTGTATCGCCAGCAGTTGTAACTTTAGCCGTAGAGAAGTTACCTTCAGAATACAAAGTACCTGCTGTAGAGCTTTGGGTACTAACAGCACCTGAACCTGTAACTAAGAAGCAACCATAAACAGTACCACCCGCACCAGTAATGGTGTAGGTAATAGCAGAAGCTGTAGAAGTAGTTACGTTAGATGGCGTTGTACCAGACGAGCTAGAAGCACCAAACACAGCAGTACCACGAACAGCGGAGCCACCAACTGTGTAGTTAGTAAACTCGGCAGCATTAGTAGTAACCAATGTAGTCATGGTATCGGTAGCAGCTGGAGTCAAACTAACTTTAGTTAAACCTAAAAATGGTCCAACAGTGGTATATGTACTAGAAGTACGCAGCAAAGTATCTAACAATAACTGCTTACCAATTGCTACAACTAAGTTAGGAAACTCTTCAGTCCACTTTAGATTGCCTTCTTTATCACGGCACTCTACATGGTAATAACCATCAATACCCATTCCTTCAGGAATACTGGCGTTGGCTTGTAATGTTGCTACAGCGTAGTCACCACAGCTTCCAATTTCTTTATGCATAATTAATCTCCAGAACTAACAACGGTAGCACTTGTATAACTACCAATAGATAAAATAGCAGACGTACTAGTCGCTGCTGGGAACTGCACTGTAAAACTACTATTACAAGTCTTATCAGACCCAAAATTTAATACAAAACACGCTGCTTTTGTTATGTAATTGTAGACCAAAGCACCCCTACAAGTAAACGATGCTGGACTCCAAACAGCGTTAGCAAAAGACACATAGGTGGTGTTGTATTGCTGGTTAATTGTAGGTACAGTGGAAATTACTAAAGGAATACCCCCAGCCGTATAACCATTTCCAGTTACTTCGTTCACACTGGTGTAAGCAGCAGTCGTAGGGTTCAAATTGGCATTGGCGTTATACAAAGCAATATAGTAAGTGCCAGTTGTAAAGTTTTCATTACCGTTTAACAGGTTTTGAGAAAATACGTTACAAGATCCTTGAACGATTGCCATTATTGTTTCACCATAATACGAGCTTGACCGTTACGATAAGCATCACCACGTTCAAGACCAGTTCCAAGACGATTAAGCTGGGCTAATGCTTCTTGATACATTTTTTCATAATAAGCAACCATGTCTTGTTCGCCCTTCATAAAAATCATAGCTTCACGCATAGCGCCATAGAACAATACTGGGTCATAGTTATCACCTAACCAGCTTTGACCTGTTGAATTAGATATAGAAGCTACTGTAACCGAAAAACCGCTACCAGTAGACCCCAAAGAAGAACAAGACAATATATCGCCAGCAATATAAAAATTACCGCCAAACTTAAGGCTACAGGAGACCACTGCACCTGAGGCAACAAGGATATCAGCAGTTGCATTAGCACCTGAACCTCCTGTTAAAGAAACATTTTGATATATACCATTGGTATATAAAGAGCCAGCCGTAATAGTACCTAATGTAGCAATTTGACCTTGCACAATGGTTGGTGGGTAGTAAAAATAATGCATTTCTACTGTGTAATTAGCATCTGGGGTAGGAGCAACCATAAAGGTTAACTCATCAATATTAGCCCCGTTATACCCGTTTTGAGATCCAAACAAAGCATAATATTGTGGCAATCCTCCTGGCGTACCTTGGTATGTTCCGCTGGTTAACACAGTTGCTGGATAGGCTTCACGCAAATAGTTCACATCTTTATTAAGTAAAAAATGATAGTTGTTTGAACTATCAATAACTGCAAAAGAAAACGTAGATAAGTAGTCATTTGGAAGCGCTACATACTGATTACCAGCTGTTAAGGTCCCTGTTACGTTTTTACGCAACGATGGTAATTGAACTGAGTTATATATACGCTCTTCAGCCTCCTGTACAAAGACTGGAATATTTGCCACGAACAGCTGTTCGGTGTTCTCAGCGTAAGACTGGATATTGTTATATAACTGTTCGTAATTCATAGGGTTAACCCTTAAGCCATCGGACCTCTAGACATACGACCTTTAGTAGCTGCACCAGCTCCACGCATTTCAATACCAGATGTCTTTTCTTTAGCCTGACCATAGCCCACGCCATTTGGGATAGGATCTTTAATATCCACATCTTTGGCAGCCTTAGTAGTGGCGTATGGAATAGCATCTTCCATAGCTTGGAAGCTTTCTACTGTGTATTTTTTGCCAGACATAGTATGCGGAGCAGCATAGTCAGAGGCTGGTTTGTCATTTTTAGCATGACCAGTATGAACAGCTGGGCTATTCTTTTTGGTTGCTTTTACTGATTTATCGTATGCCATATTAACGACCTCTTCCAGAAGATTTTTGGTTCATTGCACGAGCCATGTTGCGACCTACCGCTTTCATAGCTTTACCAGTTACTCCACCTTTAGCCATTTTAGTAGGCTTCATACCTGGGTGCATATGATGTTCATGTTTATGAACTTCTTTTTTTGCTTCTTTATCTGCAATCTTAGTTACTTGCTTCTT